CCTTCGTACATGTCTTCTTTGGTTATAGTTGCCGTCCCAGCTAGCTGAGATTAAAGCGGTGGAAAATGGGTCTGGTATTTTTATTGTTAAATTATATTTCTCATTCTTCTTTTGTATAGGTACTCGTACTGATTTCATTAACTGTGAAGGGGGTTTACCAAAATCACTTTCATCTAATTTCATACCAGACTCATACTGAATATAATCATCCATGTCTGCATACTTAGAAGTTATATGGAACTCCATCGGTCCTGACACACCCATCTCAAAGTTCATCCCAGATATCCTAAGATCCCCATCTATATCATACTTTGTTGGTTCAATAGCTAAATAGTAATTAGGTAACTCTACTGTAGTTACATAAGAATAACCAACAGCTACAACCCATCCATACATATCAACATTGCTAAATCTAGCTTCATTGTAATCTATAGCATTAGATTTAACCACTTGTCCAGCAACAGGATTACCAGACCGATCATTACCTGAAAGTGCTACAACATACAAATCACTAGTTCCTACTGGTGTAAAAGGTAGAGTTAATGCTGTATAAGGAGCAGACCCATCTGAAGGAGTGTGGTACTGAAATTTCCCAGCTTGGTAATCAGCTGAGCCAAAAATACAATTTACTGTGACCATACAATCTAAACATGCTTCAAACCATCTCGACGTGGCTAGTGGTGATCCCACAGTTCCTGAACCTAGTGTATAAGTTCTATCAGCTGTAGCATCAGCGACATATTCATATCTACTTAATATGAAATCTAACCCATCATCCCCTGTGCTGGATTTACCTCCAAATTTAGGAAGACTAGCTATAGTAAAGAAACTACCTGCTGTGTAAAAGCAATGCTGTAAATCACCTTTTATAGTCCAACTATACCATGCAGATTGATCTCTACGATCACCTGAATCAAAGTATTTATAATGGTATATCTCTGATGTATCAGTTTTAGCAAATGTGTTTATACCTATAGCAGTAGAATTACATGCTATATCTATATTTTTAGGTAGATATTCAGGTACAACACGAGTCTGTTCAGTGATTCTAGGTGGTACATCATCGTCTAAAATGGTCGCTTCATAAGCTCTAGCATAAGCTGAGACATTAGAAGTGAACATAACAGAGGCTCCCATGTCAACAGGTTGTAAAATAGAGTCGCATTCAAAACTAGATACTTTTTTTAATCTTGCTGTTTTTGGACTAAATATATCAGATTCACTGAATAACAGGAATTGCCCGTTATCACTGAACATCATCATACCTTTTTGTATTTCAAGCACATGGTTGACATAAGCAGGTTTGATGTCAGATACAGTAATATCAATTGGGTTGTCATCACTTGTAGTAATAGCAGAAACAATAAAGAAATTAAAATAATCCCCAGGCCGACTCAGGACTACCTGTTCATTTGCAACTATACCTAATCTATTTCTGTGAAAAAATATTTTCTGGATTTTTTTCTTATGAAAACTAGGGAATGGATTAGTGGTATCATCACCTACTTCTCTGTACTTCCAATAGTTGTCGTTATCATCAGTGGTGGCTGTAGCTTCATCTAGCTTTTTAAAAGTAAATGTACCATTACGGTTGTTGACTATAGCATGTGGCATACTAGCAGGATCAAGCCCTTTTATCATAACATCAGATCCATCGTTAGTTGAAAAGTTGTGTGGTCTAACACATTCTTCCCATCTACCACTACCTTGATTACCATTATCAGCTAAAAACTTAACATAGTAATTATCTGCTTCTACATTCTCACTATTAGCAATCTGTGCTATATATCCATGTTTACATTGACTTGGTAATTTACTTATATCTTGAGCAGTATTACCTATAATATTCATAGATTCATTTACAGCACCTCCTAAGAAGCTTACTGTAGGCGCACTACTACCATGTAGATATAAACCACTACCAACAACTTCAGCTGTTACATTCTGTAAGTTGCTATTAACTTGACTAAATAATGCTTCTAGAATCGTAGCCATAGAAAGCTTACCTTTATCAGGATTTTTAGGGCTACGGTAGAACGCTATTTTATTACTAGCTGTGGGTGCAGAATCTGGATCTGTACTAGTGTTTCCGTATTGATTATAACCCTCATAGGTTTTTACTGGTTCAACTGCATCTACATTAACAGTATAATTAACTCCTTCAATAGTAACAGTATGTGATTTTCCTAAAGCTGTGTTTATATCAGTAGTTTTAATAAGACCGCCATCTTTTAAAGTTACTTGTGCAGTATATCTTACTTTATAGTTTTGTGTATATCCAATAAAGTCTTCTCCGTCACCAGAAGTAGTCATATTTGTTGAATCATCTTCTTGGTAGTTAGCTGTATTACTATCTACATAAGAAGCAGCGTTGACTGTTACATGTCCTTCAACATCTTCACAAGCAGAATCACTAAATGAAAACTGTGCTAAACCAGTATATTTACCATTTTTATCTGTATCATCCCATGTATTACCAGTTCTAGTATTACCAGAAGGTGATCCACTGTGCTTATTTATACTTAATGCTGTTACTCTGTAATAAGTGACAGGGGTAGGAGCTATATGACTTGTGTACATAACATACTCAGTGTTGTACCCAATAGTATCTAACCTAGCAAAAGCGTAGTCCCCGCCATTGAGAGGAAGATCAGTGTTACCAGTCGTGGCCACCTCTTTAGTAGGATTCGCAATGATCGTGTAGTCTTGAATACTTTGTACTGCATACTTTTTATTGGCTCCAGCTAAGTATGAATAGAGAGGATCCCCTGCATTATTGGTGAAATTTTGCTCAAGACCAGTAGCTAGATTCCATATTTTAATTGGCTGTGCAGCTACATTAGCAGGGGTTATTTGCATTATATATTTTTCATCACCATCTCTAAGTATTTCATACCAATACCCAGAGTCATTAGCATTATTCAACTCATCCACAAATTCTCCTGGAGGACGTTTCTTTAAGCCAAAGGTTACATCAGGTACTGCGTTATCGCATACCCTTAATTGCCCAGGAAATTTAATTGTGTCAGGTTGTTGAGATACTCCTCCTAAGAAGTTAGGAATACGTTGATTGATTGCTGGCATTATCTTCTTTGTAGGACTTGATATGGTCGGTAAACAGTGCTTGCATTAGTCCTACCTTCTTGATTATTGAAGATATTATAGTCACCTTGGTTGGTGTCATACTCTAACGCTACAGCCCTTGCTTGGGCCTCATCTTGTGCGATGAGTTCTGCTGCCTGTGGGTTGTTTACCATGCGGTTAGAAGCGATCCTCGAAGCTCTGACGGTTATATAATCTCTAAATGTTTGTGGTATCTCCTCGAATGTTATCATCCAAATTATATCTACATATATTTTACCACCAGATGTATTAGTAAATGCATACGTGTGGTCATGTAAATCATATAATTTTTGAACACCATTGTCAGTTTTCCTGATAGTATCAAAAGCATCAGGATGTCTAAACCTATTAAGATCTATTTGTAAGACATTATTAGGTATAATACAATGGTCATTACTATCTAATGTGATAGGGTATTGTGTTTCAGTATTGAATTTCCACCCTTCTGTTAATATCTCACGGCAGACTTGCTGCAGAGTTTTCTGTGCAATAACCACTTCAGGGCTTTGTACACTTAATGTATTAACAGGTGACTCTCCAACACTCATCAGTATAGAGTTTACTGCATCCAGTTCGGTGGACGCTCCATATGATACGACTGCCATAAGAATAAAAAAAGGGGCCGAAGCCCCTTGTATAAATGAATAAAAACCTACTATGAAGTAGTGACGTTATCAGGATAAGTGTCACCAAATGTAGCTGGCTTAGTTGTTGTACCTGCGAATAGCTCAACACAAGCTGCTGGGTTAAGGAAGTCGGCTCCCATAGCGAGTCTTCCAAGAATTACATCACCTTGGTAGATTACGTTTATGTCTCCGCTTGTTACCTGAACCTGTGGTCCCATTGCCTCTACTACACCTGCGCCTTCTCTTTGGAAGATAAGTCCACAAGAGTTAGCAAAGCTAGTAGCATTACCATAGTTATTGTTGATACCTGAGACTGAACCTCTAGCATCTTCAGTAGCTACGTCAACGAATGAACCTTTGTTTCCAGGATCCACTGTTGCAAGGTCTGTACCTGCAGAAGCACCTGAAGATGGAGCATACTTAGTACCGTACTTGCTGAAGAATGGTACGTTCATAGACTTGTAGATCTTAATGCCTGCAATTTCTAGAATACCTTCTCCAGATTGTAGTGCTGTACCTTGTACGTCACGGTTAATCAAGTTAGATGTTGCTACATCTTGGATAAGAGAATAGTACTGTCTTGGGTTAAGAACAGCTACACGTCCATCACTACTGATACCTTTCTCATCTAGAGCTGCAGCTGCATCATAGAATGCAGTTACAAGTTTACCAGAATTTAAGGAATCGTCTGCATCGGAACCAGCTCCAACTTGGATCTGTGTTCCACCAGGCTCTACAAAGTTAGCCTTTGTAATTGGGCTGGCTTGACGAGC